GTTTATATAAACGCGACCCATGATGATATATGGCACCCCTCCACGCCTGGGGGTAGGGGGTAGGAGGGGTGGCCCCCTGCTATCATTCCTTCCCATTCGCCTCGAGGTTCAATCGCATGAAGACTAAAGCCATCTGGCTCGTTCGGTCCATCGCTGCATTCATCATGCTCGGCTCAGGCTTAGCAATGCTGGGCATGGTGCTATTCAAGTTCAACGCTGTTGTTGCTGCACTGAGTGTGCTGTGGTTAGTGGGTGGTGCCTTCTCGTTCCCTCGCAGGCCCAACGCCTGGCGTCGCGACAGGCCATCAGAGAAGCAGCTGGCGTATGCCATGAAGCTGGGCATTGATGTACCTGATGACGTGAGCAAGGGCGAGCTGTCCGAGATGATTACGAGCGTGGCAGGGCGCTAGCGTTCTGCTCCTGCCGTGTCTTCCTGCCATGGCATCGCACGCACCTAGCCTCGCCATTGGCCACGTCATACCGTGCCCCACCTTGGCTGATGGGCACAACGTGATCGGCGTGCATCTCGCGTCCATGAGCCACGCGCCCACAGTCCACGCATTGCCACGCGCATCGGTTCAGCACAGCCTGACGCCAGTGCTTATGTGCCTTGTCGCAGTAGCCTCGAGCTGCTGCATTGGGCCGAGCCGTATCGTCACGCCTGGTGCGTGCCGTTCGCAGCCTCGGCGGCCTATGCGTGGGGATTCGCTGCGGCATCACACGATTCCTTCCGCCGCAACAAACGCCGCATCCACTGCCATGTCGTCCATCTCAAGAGCCGCTGCGAACTGTGCGATCAGCGGGTGATCTCGCCGCACCTCGAGGCCATACTCCCACGCGACGCGGGCTTCGTCTCTCGCAGGCTGCGGCAGCGCGTCGATCAGGGCGTCCACCTGGGCGAGCGAGACGCCCGACCGCAGGAGCGCCACGCGGAACTGGTACGGCGTCACGCTCTCGGGAACTACGGGCGGCAGCATCACAACGCCGCGAGTCTCGGCATCCCACGTCGCTCGCCCCTCGCGGATCGCGGATGCGTCAGCCTCGGACAGCACCGCAGACGCGAGCCCCTGCGGAAGCGGGTCTGCGACGACCGTGCCGAGCGATACCTCGCGGCCCGTGGTCGCGTCGTGAACCATGTACCACGTCATGCCGGGACTCCGATGAGACAGACGGCCGCGCCGCCGGGATTGCTCGCCAATCGGTGACGCACAGCGAGCCGCGAGCCTGCGGGGATCTGGTACGCCATCGGCAGATACGGCGATTCGATTGGGTTGCCTGCCTGTTCGCTGCTGACGTATCGCATAGGCACGGTGCCGATCACAACCTCGCTTCCGGCCGCGCCGATGCCAACGTCCATGTCCGTGTTGGCGGTGGTTACGTTGGTGGAGCCGATGGATGGAATCAGCAGGATCGCCCGGTACAACTGCGACGTGGACGCGGTGATCTGCACCCACGTCCCCGATGCGCCGCTCATTACGGTGCCCGCGCTCGTCGCGGTGCTGGTACCGATAACGTCAACGCTCGTCGGCAGCGTGAGCGCGCTCCGCAGGTTGTAGAGCGCCATATGCACCGTCACGTTGCGCGACGCTACGGCCGTCTGCGCTCTGGCGCTGACGCGCGTGCCAGCGGCGATACGCACCGGCACGAAAAATGAGATGCCCGTGTAGGCACCGCCAGCCGAGATCGCGCCACCAACGGCCAGGTCCGACAGAATCGCCGTCTCGCTGCCAGCGGCTCCGGTCGCAATGTCTATGAGCGTGGAGTTGTTCGCCGCGCTGACGTTCTGCTGCTGAATGTTGATTGACATCAGACCCGCGCGTGCCGCGGTGCTAGCGAACAGTTGCGTCCATGCCGTCTTAGTGTGTGTGGTCACGCCAGTGGTCAGGTTTGAGGTGCCGTCCGCGTTTGCCGTGTTGTTCGACAGGACAAGACCATCAAACACAAACGGCCACGGAGCGTTAGCCAGACCTCGCATCGCGGAATACATCAGATGATCCTCCACCGGCTCGTCGTCGCGTCATAGACGAGCACCGCCGCATACGACGGGTCGAGGATATAGTCCGACGCCCACGGGACGATGATGCGGTTCGCGGCGGTGCTGGATGTGGACTGGTGCCTTAGCGTGATGGCGTTGCTTCCGACGTTGATGAGCACGCGAGTCAATCCGCTCGATCCGCCGGACAGACCCGTGATGTCCCGCGCCGCGTCGGCGTCAAGCCTGTTGATGTCCGCCGTCGCGCCGGCGTAGTCGTTCTGGTTCGCGGTGATCTGTGACGGCGAGGCGACCGTGGGCGTCGTGCTGGCGGGCGTCTCAAAGGTCGGCGCGGCCGATGCGCCGCCGCTCGTCAGAACCGTGCCCTGCGCCCCGAGGGCGAGTTCGACGATCTGCCCCGAGCCGTTCGAGTAGAACGCCCGCCACGCCGTCGCGGTGTGGTCGCTCGTGGACGTGATCGCGTGCGAGCGGTCGTGCAGTTGGGCGTGGGTGTGATCGCCGAGCGACACCGTCGTGGACGTTGTTCCGGTGGGGATGCGGTCAATCGACAGCGTGCCAGAGTTGATGTCGCTGGCCGCGTGTGTGTGCGTCGCGCTTGCCGCGTCCGTGATGCCGTAGCCCGATAGGCTGGTCGGCGTCGAGGTAATCGTTGACCACGCCTGGTTGTGAGCCGAGGGCGTGAACGTAGACGGGACGCTCGTGAGCGACGTGTAGGAGCCGTCGAACGACGGCAAGTCAAGCAAATCGTCATACGACCCGCTCGTCGCCACAGTCGCCAGCCCGGTGACGTTCGCGGCGTCAACGCCTCCAGTCCATGCGGTGGTCTGTTGGCTGTCGTCCGAAAACTTGATTGCGTTTATCGTAATCGTCCCGAGAACCCCGTTCGTCGCCTCAACGCGGAGCGTGTCGTTGAGTGACTGAATGAACGTCGCGTTTTTATCCGAGCGGATGCCGAGCAGGAGCATATCCAGCAGCGTCTCGCCGTCGTATGTGCCGAGAGTCACTACCGCGTCTGCTGAAGAGACAGCAATTGCCATTCCGTTGGTGTTCAGATCAACCGAGCCGCCTGATGGGAGCCCTAGCGACTCAAACGTCGGCGAGTCGGTCGTGTTGAGTTCTTGGTCGAACGGATTGCCGCCCGTGGAGTTCGCGGCGACCCACTCGCCGTCGACGTAGGTGAGGACTTGGCCCTCGTCGCCGGGCGGGAGGTCGCCGCCACCCGACACCGAGATCACGCCGTTGCCGTCGATGCTGACGCCGTTGCCGATTCGCACCGCGCCTCGCGTGTTCGCCGACGCCAGTGGCAGGCGATCCGCCCCGAGCGTCCCGGCGTTGATCGCGGAGGCGTCGTGGTTGTGCGACGACGCGGCCTTGCCGTCGAGGGCGGTCTGCAGCCCCGTGACGCTGGCGATGGCCACGGTGCCAGCGGTCCACTCGCTGCCGCTCCAAGCGACGACCTGGCCCGTCGTGCCGGTGCCGAACGAGTTGCGGGCCCGAGCGTTCGTGAAATACAGATTGCTCGACCCCTCGGGCACCGCGTCCGTATTGGCCGGCGGCGTGCTGATCTCGAAGTACGCCGAACCGCTCCAGCGATAGATGCGACCCGTGTTCAGGGCGACGTAGATTTTGCCCGACTCGCCCGTCACCGGCAGCGATGCGACGTTCGCGAACTCGAGCACGTCGTCAACATAGCTCGGCAACTGGGCCGACGGCACCGTGCCGCCGACGAGCGTTGCGTATGTGCCCGGCGTCACCCGCAGGCTGCCACTCGACACCGACAGGCCCTCGCCCAGCGAGATGCCAATGTCGGCCGCGGAAGCCGTGCCCGTGTTCGTGATGGGCGCGGTCACGTTGACCACGCCAGACGGTCCCTGTGCTCCTGTAGCCCCAAAACCGGCTGTGACGGTAGCCGACGACGTATTGCCGCCAGCGACCGACGCCTTCACGGTCTGGTCGTTCACCGTAGCCGTGACGCTCTGCTTCGATGTCGAGACGCTGATGCCCATCAGCCGCTCACTTCCACATAGCCGTCGAGGTACGTTCGCACGGCAGTGCCGTCCGTCGCCTTGAGGTTCCAGCGATACGTTCCGGCCGCCAGCGCGAGAGTCGCTTCCTTGCTGAGCGAAATGGTGACCTGTCCCGCCGACGCGCTGGCAAACGACACCGTGATCGGTGCCACGGTCAGCCCGCTGACAGACGAAACCAGCGTGGCCGATACGGTCTGGCCCGTGAACGACACCGGGTCGAAGTCGATCAGCGTGGAGACGAAATCACCGCGCCTGAACGCCAGCCCCAGCGTGCCTGGCAGTTGCTCATACGTCGCCATCAGTTCGCTCCATCGGGTTCTTTGGGTGATCGTGGTTGGAGGGCATAGAGCAGGCGGGTCTGCTCGCTAATCGCCGCACTGATTTCCTTTTGCGTGGCCGCAACGTCCCGTAGGAACTCTCGGTGTGCCTCGACCATCGGCAGAATTACGTCTTGCCTGCCGACCCAGAGCAGCGCAATCGCCAGCACGGTAGCGAATCCATAGTCGCGGAGCACCGACAGCAGCGTGTCTTTTGTCTCGGTGGTCACGTCGTCAGCTCCGCTTTCATGGCCAGGAGCAGCACGCGATTCGCCCGGCGCTCAAGCCACCACCGCAGCAGCACTTGTACCACGGCACTCGCGACCGCTTGCAGGATGAACGCCCACACAGCCCCGTACTCTGCCGGGTCTTTCCCGCTCACGACTTGGTGGCTGCGTCGCATGTTGTCGAGGATCACGCCGCACACCATGCGGCGGTCGTTGTCGTTCTGGCAGTAGTTCAGAAAGGCCCCGGCCCAGTTCTCGATGGCGAGCTCGACCAGGTCGTCAACCACAGCACGGCCGACGAGGTGCTTCCGCACGCCGAGGCGACGCCAGACGTAGCCCTTCGTTTGCGCGAGCGTCATCGCACCTTCCCGGTGCCGCCGCACGGCTCGCACTTCACTCTCACGGTGCCGTCTCCGAGATAGCCACGGCCGTCGCAGTTTGCGCATTGGTCCCCCGGCTTCGGGGCCGGGGCCGGCGGCTGCTCGCGACGCAGGGCCATCACCGCACGAGCCGTCTCGGCGGCCAGGTCGGCAGAGATCGTCGGGTCGTTCGGGATGCTGGCGACGCAGCCCACGAGCGTCAGGGCCAACAGCACCAGCCAGCGCCACGGCGTCACAGCGTGCCTCCAGTCCAGTCGGGCAGTTGCGTCGGCTGGAAGCCGCTGTAGCCGGCGTAGACGTAGGAGTCGCGACCCGACAGCATCCGCGTGCATACATCTGCGTCGATCCAGAATGAGCAGTTCCGCACGACGACGGGCATCGTCTCCGGGTAGTGGCGGCCCACGGTGTTGGAGTCGCCCCAGCTGTTGAAACACAACAGACCGGGCCGCTTGCCCCAGCGGACGCCAGCCAGGCACATGCAGTGCCACCACACGCCGCCGGGCTTGCAGAAGCCGTCCTCGTCGCGGGCCATGCTGAAGCCCTGCCCAGAACACACCACGACCGGGTAGCCGTTCTGGATCGCCGCAGCGGCCTCCTCAAACGTCGTCGCGAGCGTCGTCTCGCTGCACCGCCGCAGCTTGGCAAACGGCTCGAGCTCGTCGGGCACGCCCATTCGGCCCCAGGTGCGGTCGCGCTGGGCCTTGTCGGCCTCCGCGATCACCACGCCGCCGTAGTCGATGCCGTAGTGCAGGGCACCAAAGTCGCGGATCGACTTCGCAGCGTGGAACCCCGTCGAGCCGTCGCCGCCATTGTTGACCTTCTGCCCGCGGGCCTCGACCCGGCTGAACCCGTACAGGCTCGACTCGATTGTCCGGGCCCGCATGACCTCGGGCTCCTTGCGGTACACCACGTCGCACGCTGCCACGAGATCCACGGCCAGGCTCGCGCCCCACCCGACGCACGAACCAACGTTGCCCTGCGAGCCACGACGCCAGCCAGGTAAACACTCCAGCAGGGCCGGGTACAGCATGACCTCGCGCTTCTCGTCAGCCCGGAATCCCGGTGCCGCGGTAGCCAGCGTGGGATGCGGCAAGGTGGAGACGAACGCCTCGGCCCCAGCGGGATCGGGGTCGTAGCCAAAGGCATGAGGCTCGGCCATGCGTCACCTCGTGCCGGCCCAGGCGATGGCTCTGGCCACCTCGGCGTAGCGGGCCCGCACGTCGGCTGTGACGGGCACGGCGTCCAGGCCGAGGGCGTACTTCATCGACGCCTCGACAGCCTCCTTGAGCCCAGCCACGGCCCCTGGGGCGTGCCCGCCGATCCGACGCCAAGCGATGTCGAGCGTCGTGACGGTGAACGCCCGCAGCGCCGGCGTGTCGATGAACACCGCCACGCTTGTGGCACCCTCGGCCTCGACCACTAGGGCGGCCTTCGCCCAGGTCGCCGCCCACAGGGCCCGGTCTGCCGGCGAGAGTGTGCCGAGGGCGGTGGCGATGGGCCCGACGCTGTCCCGCAGCTGCTTGCTGGGCTCGGGCACCGTGACGCTCGGCACTGACACTGGGCTGAACGACGGCATTGGCAACTTGCCCCACGCTGCGGCCACGATCAGGCCGGCTGCGGCGATTCGCCCGAGGGTGGCGCGGTGCTGGCCGGCGGCTGCGGCGGCCTGAGCGAGCCAGCCAGCGATCCGCTCCCAGTAGGGCGCGGCCAGCAAAGCAGCCGCCGCCACCACGGCGGCAAGGCGAATGAGGCTTTCATCGTTCATCACGCGACGCCCGCTTGTAGAAGGCAAAACCGGATGAGCTGCTCGCCCTCCTTCGTCTTGGCCACGTCGGCCAGGAGCCGCACGAGCTGGTCGTCAGTCGTGGCGTCCGTCTTCGACGCCAGCCACTCGCAGGCTTCGCTCACGATCAGGCTCTTTGCATACGGGTCAACCGTCTGCACGAACCGCTGGCCGTAGGCAATCAGCGGCGACCACGTTTGCAGGAGCTTGATCGCCTGCCAGATGTTGAGCGTGTTGCCGTACTGGGCCTGCTCTTGGGCCGTCATTTCGAACTGTGGCATGGCGTGTCCTCCTAGTCCGATTCTGGCGCGTCCTCGTCCCCCTCTTGCAGCGTGCCGTTCACGGCGTCGGTCATGTGCTGCCAGATCCAGTCGTAGAGATCCTTGGCCTCCTCACGAACTTCGCTGATGTCCAGCACATACGGCTGCTGCCAGGATTCCTCGTTGTCGCCCACGATCTTGCCGTCGCCGCTGGTCATATAGGCGTAGATGTACCGCCGCCCGTACTCGATCACGAGGCGACGCTCGACGTAGTCTCGCGGCGATTTCACCACTGCACCTCGCGGTTCAAGTCGTCCACGAATCCGCGCACGTCGTCGGGAACCTTGAGCGGGCCGACGATGAACGACCGAGTTTTGGTGACACGCCGTTCCTCCCGCGTGCGGTCGTCCCAAGTCGCCTGGATGGCCAGGCACGCCTGCTGAATCTCGGTCGTCGTCGGGTCGCGCTGACGCACGGGCTTTGCCCGCAGCTTCCGGTCGTGCCGGCGCGGCAGATGCCACACTTCGGCGAGGCGAATGACCTGGTCGCGGGTGATCGTCCACCGCTCGCACAATGCCCGCATGGGCATGTGCGTGCTCCAGTCCACGCGAAAGGCCGCCACGCTAATCGTTGCGGTGTTGCCCGCCATCGTCGGCCTCCGGCAGCCAGTGCATCACCATCCGCATGGCCGGGTCGAGGTACAGTCGCTGCCCCGTCGCCTTCGCCATCGTGACGTGGAACGGCACATGCTCGCAGTCGCTGCCGTCGTATGTGCCTTTCAGGTAAGCGTGCGTGTCGTAGATCGCCATGCCGCCAAACGCAGACACGACAGGCACGGGCGGCGAGCCCACCATCGGCAGCCAGGAGTGCTTCCAGCCGCCTTGCCCGGCGGTGTAGTCATCCCACGCCGAGTTCAGCCGCAGGGCCCAGGCGTCGTAGTGCAGCCAGCCGGGCGCGACTTTGGGCATGTTGTTCTCGCCCATAGTCACATGAGTGTGCTCGAGCAGCGACACGCTGGCCATGCCACAGGCATCGGGGGTCAACTGCAACGCACCGACGCCGTGCATCACACCGGCGTGGCTCCAACCGCCCCAAGCGTCGAAGTCGATCACGACGACGAAGTCCGCGTACCGGGCGTGTTCCTGCACCCATCGCTGGCACGCCGTGCGGTACTCGGCCAGCGCCTGCGTGCGACGGCCGGCGAACTCGGCACCGTACTGAGCACGCCCAAGTCGCTGGCTTGTGAACGTCGCCTGCCGGTAAGCCGCACAGAAGTCGAGCAGCGCCTGATCGGTGTCGTCTGTGTTGTCGTTTGTCTCGACGTGCAGCTGCCACTGGCCGCAGTTCTGCACGAGCCCTAGCAGTCTGCCGAGATTGGCCTCGAGGTGCTTGGCGCAGTTGCGGGCCAGGCCCACAAACGCCACGCTGGCGTCGGACCACACCTGCTCGCCGATGTCGTGCAGGATCTTGAAGTCGTTTGCGAAGTAGTCGATCGGATAGATCAGGTGGTCAGGGACTTTCATTGGTTGCTCCCGGCCTGCCAATCGCCCAGCAGTGGCCTGGGTGTGCTGTCGCATGAGGATGCCGCACCAGCTCCACCGATTTGCCAAGCCGCCGCAGCTGCTCGCTGACAGCGGCAAAAGTGTCATGGCACTCGACCACGAACGTGGCCCGGCTCCAGGTCGTCGCCGGCGCTGCTGACAAGACCACGGCCTCGGCACCCTCGATGTCGATCTTCACGAAGTCCGCGCCGCCTGGGCACAGGTCGTCAAGCGTGAACGCATTGACGATCGCACGCTCTTGAACCGGCGCGGACCCGCAGTCGCTCGCTCCGATTGGGTGCGCCTGCAAGAGCGACGATTGCTCCGACGACGGACGCTGGTACAGCGTGGCCGCTCCGTGGTAGTCGCACGCCGCTCCGTGGATAGCGACGACGTTGCCCGGCAGGCGGCCGCGCAGCACGGCGTACGCACGCTCATCGGCCTCGACCGCCGTGACCGACGCGAACTCGGCCGCCAGCATGTGCGTCCATTGGCCGACGTTCGCGCCAACGTCCAGGGCGTGACCCCTGGCGACGCCGTCCAGCGAGTGCAGCAGGCAGTCTTCGACGTTCACGTTATTCGCACGGTCGTGCGTCCATCGGTGCCGTATGTCTTTCCGACCACCAGCCGCGTGACCTGCGAGTCGTCTTCCCACGCCACGCCGTTCAGTGCATCCAGCACGGCCTTCGCGCAGTTGTCGAGGTCAATTCGTGGCGTCTTGGGTGCGTCCGGTTTCACGCCCGACTTCCGCATGTGCGACTTGGGGCGGGCGAACACAAGGTCGATCACCACGTCCACGGGCTCGCCGTGAACGCCGGCCCCGGCAGCTCGAGCAGCGGCGGCGACCGCCTGGCGGTACGCATGCACCGGATGCTTTGCCGGAACGTACGCCCGAGCAAACCCGCCCGCAGTCGAGACTCGTGGCCGTGGCTGCGGCACGGGGTCGCCCGGCACGCTGAACGTGATCGCCATGCCCGCAGCATCGCGAGCGTGTCAAACGTCCAGCAGTTCAGCCGGGATCATGTTGCGGATCGCCTCGGCTAGTTCCTGCACATCAGGTGACGGATCGCCGTGCTTCACGAGCGACCGGCAATGCTGGTCAATGTGCCAGAGGGCTGAGATGGCCCGCTGCCCCAGACGGGCGGCGTCGAACTCGGCCTGGTCGTCGGGCAGCGTGAATTGCAGTGTGGCTCTCATGTCAGTTTTCGCCAGTTTGTGTGCAGGCGCGTTATGCGGAACCGCGTAACACCTCAATCCATCGTCTCACGGCCGCGCAATCGCGAATCGGCGGCGCGTTATGCGGAACGACGAGCGTTATCAGGAACCGCAGAAACACTGGTTCTCAGTTCAATCGCATCAACAATCCAATTAGGATCGCCTTGCTGTTGGGTGGCTTTGCCGCACTGAACTCGGCGTAATACTCAATCGCCTGCCGCTCTTCCGTCGTTAGCGTTTGGTCGGGCTGGCGATATAGCGGCTCGTACACCATTCCGTCGTAGGCCAGCTCATCAATCACAATCTGAGCGTGTTCCTGCTTTGCGTATGTGCCGACGCAGTTCCCGTCAGCCTCAAACACTGCCCACGCAACCGGCTCCTGAGAACCAAGCATTGGAGCAGACCCGTCCGCGTCATGTGTCATATCAACGTCCTTTCGCGGGCTGCTCAATGCAGCCGTTATGCCACAGTTGGCCCGGCTATCGTCGTTCCAGTTACGGCCGAGTCGATTACTGCCCGCATCGCCTTTGCCAGCATCCAGCAGTGCCACCCGGCCTCTTCCTTCGTCTCGCAATCCGCCACCTTGAAATGCTGCGGCCCGATGGTCAGCCACGCGGAATGAGCGTCGGGCCAATCTTCGTCGATGGCCTTCGTCACCCGTGTGTACCTCTCAGCCAAAGCCCAGTCCCGGGCAGTCGCTGCTGTCGGAAGTTCAGGCATCATCCAGTTCATGGCATAACCACGCGATCCAGCGGACATCTCATTTACCTCTTTCGTCATGGTCGCTCCTGTGTTCGATGCCGCTGATCGCAGCCGTTCTCAGCCTAGCCGCTCCAAGAGTCTTCGCAGCGTCTCGGCGTGCTCTACCGTGACGCCAATCGCAGGCCATGACCTAGCAAATGCCACTAGCGCCTCGCGCTCCAAGTCCGTGATCGCTGGCGTCTGGTGCCGCAAGGCCTGCAACTGGGCCTCGGTCAGACGGATGCGGTGTCCTTCGTCGTAGTCATACCGCTGGCCGCACTTGCTGCACGTCCAATCGCCGTAGTTCGGCACCTCGTTTTCGGCGTAGCAGATGTCGCATTTGGCTTTGTATGTACCCATCGCAATCCCCTTTCGGCCGCAATCTTACCGTGAGAACCACGCGATGCAGCGGACGAGCCGCTGATCGCTGGCGTTCTCACTGAACCGTTTCGCGTCCATCCGGTGAACCGTTTCGCAGGTCGCCTTCCTCTGGTCGCAATCCAAGATCGCCGCTGGTTGCCCACTCTGGCCGCAGCCTGACGAGCAGCGCACGCAAGACGCCGTAGTCTTGCTTGCTCGCCATGCGTCCCTCAACAACAACGTATTCCAGAGCGTCGATCTCGGCCTCAGAAACCGCAAACAACGGAACCATCTTCCCGTCATCGACCGACCGAATCTGGTGATTGTGCAGCCAGAACTCAAGATGATCCTCTGCTTCTTGTCGCGTCAGGCGCAGCCTTTTTTCTTTGCCTGGCAGCAGTACGGCCCAAGCGTCCGGCCCGTGAGAACCAAGCGATGCAGCGGACATCTCATCACCGTCGCTCATGTGTCAATCTCCTGTGTTCGATGCCGCTGATCGCAAGCGTTCTCACTTCGTCCGCTCCAGAAGAGAGCGGAGCGTTGCCTGCAACGGCTCGCAGTCCTCGTATCCCTCAAATCGATCTCTGATGGCGTCGATGCCGCACGCAATAGCCTCTCGCTCGGCATCGGTTATCTTGGCCGCTCCCGCTTGCCCCAGCGCGAGCATTGCCTTAGCGGCCCATTGATCTCTGTTCCTTCGCAGGTACGCAATCTCGGCGCGAGCGTCTTGCAGCGTTTTCCACAACTCAACCCACGCGCCAGCGTCTCGGCGTAGCGTTTCGGAATCCTCACCCATAGTCACCAACGGCCGCGTCTCACAGGCGACTAGACGGTCGATGATGTCCAGTCCGCGAGAACCAACGGATGCAGGAGACATCGCTGCCGAGTCCTGCGGTGTAGTTTCGTCACTCATGCGATGCTCCTGATCCTGCGTGTTCTCTCAATGAATAATGCCGGTTACCGGAGTCCGGCGCAGGCGTATAGCCCCTGCGGTGTCGCCTCTGTGGCGGGTTCCACGTCGGCCCTACGTCGCGTCCCCATTTTGCTCGGTGGCCTTTTGTCCTTGGGCCATTTGTCGAATCTCCTCGCGGCCACGCTCCTCACGCTCGTTCGCCTCTCGCGTCAACTGAGCCGCCTTTTGATATTCCGCCGACCCGTCATCCTTGATTTCCCACTGGATGCCAGTCTCGTCCTGTGTCACTTTCGCCTTCATGGGTGCCTCCAAGAGAGAACCACGCGATGCAGCGGACCCGCGATGCCGCCGTCTGGTTGTAGTTTCGTCAGCGGTCGCGGGCCGCTGATCGCTGGCGTTCTGTGGCTACTCGTCGGTTTTTGGAGTGGCACGGAGCGCGTCGCACTCATTCTCCCGTGCTTCGATGTAGCGGACGATCTTGGCAAGGAACTCTGACGCAGAGCCTCTCTCGCCGTGAACGTCAACCACGCGAACTCCGAGCCGGTCGCACTCGGCACCCAACTCCTCAAGTATCTTGAATGCGTGTCGCATCGCAGCCTCCTTTGTTCGCCCGATCCTACGCTCACAGAACCAGCGGATGAAGCGGACGGCGGAGCCGCCGCCGCTTATCCTGCGTACCCGGCGTAGGCGATGGCGAGCCCATGCTTCCCATGCCACGCCAGGTCGCCGGCCACCCAGACGTAGATCACGCCCGTCAGAGCGATCAGCCACGGTGACACGATCGCCTCCGATCTGCCACCACCTTCGTCGTCATCACGTCCACCGGCTTCGCCTCGCGCTGCCCGTGGATGTCGAGCTCCTTGATCCGAGCCTGCACCCACGGCGACAGCTGCAGCGAGTCGCCGCTGGCCTGGTCGTCCTCTGGCGACGGTGCCTCGGGCTCCTCGTCTCGCTGCGATGCACGCCACGGCAGTTTGCCGGCCGTCGCCAGGTTGCGAATGGTGGTCATGCCGACGCCAACCCTGCCGGCCAGTGACGACACGCTTTCGCCTGCCAGCCAGCCGGCGTGCAGGGCCTCAACGTCGTACGTTTTCATAGCGTCACTCCTGAGCAAGGGGCATGATGACGCCCGTGTACGGCCCACACTTGAGCAGCACCCGGCTCTGCGGATCAGTGGCGTACACGTCCACCTGCGGCTCCTCGTCACTCGGGATGTGGGCCAGGAACTGCGACAGGAATCGCGGGTCAAGCTTCGTCGCTGAGGTCGAGCCAGGCGTCACAAGGTCGCACTTCACCCGGCTCTCGCCGTACTCGCTCGAGCGGCCACAGATGACGACGCCAGACGCGGACCACGTCAGATCGACGCCCTTCGACTGCTCGCTCGTGACGATGGCAGCCGACTGGACCGCCGACAGGAGCTCGGCAACCTGCAGCACGCTGGGGTCGCCATCGACCTCGCCCACCACTTCACGCCACCTGGGGAACTTTCCGTCGAGTAACTTCGCCGTCACGGTCGCACCGTCCATGGTGAACCGCACGTCGCTGCGGTTGGCCTCGACCTGGACGCTGCCCTCGCCGTGGGCGAGCGTCGCAGCCACGAGCACGGCCCGAGCCGGCACGATGGTCTGCGAGTCGTCCACCGCCTGGTCAGTCTCCGTCTCCACGCACGACAGCCGCCGGCCGTCAGTCGCCACCCAGGTCGGGTTTCCGCCCGTCACGTCGATCAGCACGCCGCCGAGGGCGAATCGGGACGACTCGCTGTCGCACGCGTACGCCGTCGCATGGACGGCCCGCCGGAACTGGTCCGCAGGCAGCCGGCACACCGCCTTGAGCTCGCCCGTGGTGTCGGTCGGGAACTCCGCAGCGTCCTCCGTCGGCAGCGTCCACGAGCCTCTGCCGACCTTCACCGTGATGCTCGCACCCTTCGGCGTGAGCGTCACCTCGTCACCGCTGGCGGCCCTAAGGATCGCCGCCAGCTTCGCCGCCGGCAGCAGGATGGCGTCGCCGTGGTAGTCGATCTCCCGGTCGATCCGCACCTCGAGGTCGGTGGCAGAAAGCAACCCGTCGCCGAGCCTGACGTTCTGCAGCACGGGCTTCGGCGACTTTGCCGGCACCGCACGCAGCACGTCACCCAGGGCCGCCTTCAGCGTCGCCGCGTCCAGCGTGATGCCACCCGTCTTCGTCTTGGTCGCAGTCGTCATGTCGAATCCTTTCGCCTGAGAGAACAACCAACCACAATCCCGAGGGCAAACGTCGCCGCCAGGACAATTTCGCCAATTGCGATAAGCACTAGGTCGTGGACGGTCATCGCAGTTTCTCCGTCAGTTCGTGCGGGATCATGTCGCGCCTGAGCTGCTCGAGCACCTTGCGCACGTCGTCGGTGATCTCGCCGTACTTCACGAGCTCACGCGCCCAATTGTTGATTCGTTCCAGGGCGATGAGCGCATCACGCCCGGCGAGGGCGTACTGGAATTCCGCCTCGTCGTCGGGCAGCGTGAATGTCAACTTCGCCTTCACTTCTTCGCTCCCGTCAACGCCGCCACGTACTCGAGCAGGTGGTCACGCTCGGCTTCGAGCTTCTCGGCCCGGCTTGCCGATCGGTGGCTCTGGCTGACGCATAGCCGGATCACGTCGGCGGCCCACTCCAGGAGCTGCCGGCTCGTGTCGTCGATGTCGTCCGACCATGCGTGGCGGGCACACATTGAGGCGAGCACGCCAGGCGACGGTGGTGGTGGAGGTACGTCAGTCCGCACGGATCACCTCGATTCCTCGGGCCACGTTCGGCGTGCGGCGGATGTAGCCCTTTTTCTCAAGGGCCCGCAGATGGCCCACGACGCCGGTGACGTTGTTCACGCCAATGGCGGCGGCTATCTGCCGGATGGTCGGCCCGTACATGCCAGAGTTCGCACGGATGAACTCCAGCACCTCGGCCTGGCGGGCGGTCAGCGGGTACTCGTCGGTGGTGGTGGTCATGTGTCCTCGTCCTTGAGTTTGAGCGTCTCGGCAAGTGCCACGGCTTCCGCTGGCCGGCGATACGGGGCCGGGCGGTACTCGTCGATCCACCGCTTCGGCGGCGGTTTCTCGTCGGGCCTGACGCCGGCGGTGCGGTTCGTGCCGCCCTTGTCCTGGCAGCGGGACAGCCACCGGACGAGGAACGAACGCCAGTTGCGGCGGCCCGCCCGTGTCGGGTTTGCCCGAAGCCAGGCGGTTGCCTTGGCGAGCTCCTGGTCGATCACGGCACCGGGGTAGGCGGCGGCCCACTCCTGTCGGTCGGCGTCCGTGATCCCCTGCCACCCTGCGTCAGCAGTCCACGAGACGGAAGGCTTCGCCCGCGAGCGAGACGGCTTTGCCGGATCGCTCGTGGGAACCGGCGCAGCCGGTATGTCTTCTTGTCTTATGGGAAGGCTAGGGGAAGGATTAGGGGCGATACTTTTGCGATCCGTTTGCGATCGATTTGCGATCCGTTTGCGATCCGTTTGCGATCCCCACCGGACGGCATTGCCTATCCTGCCAGCCTCTGATCTCTGATCACGGATCTCGGCCACGGCCACACGTTCAAGCTCGAGCCGCTGGTGGGTCAGCCTGCCGTCGTCCAGTTGCACGAGGCGACCGCGGATCGCCTCCCAGTCGCCGGGCTCCAGGCCGCCCGTGATGCGTGTGCAGGCCGCCTCGTTGTCAGGTATGCCGCCGCGTGTCCATGCGTAGCACAGCAGCCGCATGTACGCCCCAAAGCATGCCGGCGTCATATCGACGCACGACGCGATCAGGTCGTCGCAGAAGAGCGGCAGGACGTGGTGACTATCGGCTTTCCGCGCCATCCGTGGCCTCCTGGTTCTCCATCTCAACCGGGGAGTAGCTCAGGCCACACGCACTAGCAGCTTCGTAAAGAGCCTGCACCGCATCGGAAGCGTCGCATTCAAACCACTCTCCAGTCGACTTCATGGGCTCCAGAACCTTTTTTGCCCAACTCTCGCACTGGTAGGCGATACGCTCGTTGCTGCACGGTATGTAAGCAACAAGCCGCAGCTCGCGTCCATTGCCTGTTTGCAGCTGTTTCAGCCGATTGGTCACGTTCACGGCCTTGCCGATTTTGTGGTGCATATGACCGTCGCTGATTGCGTACACAACAGTGCAAGACGGAAGCCTGTCCTTAGGCCGAAATTGGCTGTCGAGCCAATCCGCAGCATCAGACAGAAAAGACGCAAGTCTGCGACACTCCCTTGCATTTAATCCGCGTCCGCCCTGTTGATGCAGTTCAACCCCGAGAAACGAAGTCAGCTCGCATGTCGTCATTTCTGCCCATCCAGAACCGTAGTCAAAGCAGTATCCATCGCACAATTTTCTTTGATCGCTCATCATGCATCTCCTTTCCATTCCGCCCCGCCGCGTCGAAGCGGCATCGTGCCTATCACGAGGGCGGCGATATGCGTCACAGCCAGGGACAGTCTGGGATTGGGAATCGTGCATCCGCCCTGCAATACAACTTGCTCAGTCCTCGCCCCTCAAGGAACGCGCGGAGCGCTGTGCATGACCGCATGAACAACTCGTGACGGGCTTCATTACCGCCACCGTTGAGCGGAGTTGTCAGAAGAAATTCACGCAGCTTGATTGCCGCGCTCTCTTCGTGGGCGGCACCAACGCCGGAGTGCAGCAACGACTTGAACCGTTCAAGATCGACGTGGCTCTGCGTGAACCAAGCTGATGCGATCGCTGCAGATACGGCAGAGTTCGACAATCCCCTGCATGCTTTTGGCGGAAGAGAAAATGACACGGCGTCGGCGACGTGCTCGCAGAACACCGCGAATTTGCTTGTGTCGAAGCACTGGTTGTTCCAGCCGGTCTCGTTTCTGACTGCGTGGTACTCCTGCCACAACGCGCGACAAATGGCCACCTGCGTCTGCGACAGATTCATCCCCATGAAGTTGAGTACGTTCGTGATGGATCGCGGCCTTCCACTGTCGATTGCGTGAATCAATTCCGGTGAAAGCCCCCACGTGACCATCATCTCCACCGCAACATCTCCAGAAGCGATCGCCGCTAGGCGATGCTGCCCGTCGGCCAACGTGCCATCGGCATAGAACGCGATGCCTTGATGAGTGATCTTCCACTTGCCATCGGCAATCTGTTGACGCATCAGGTCAACGCGAGAGCGATTGATGGGTCTGTTGTTTTCGTTCTTCGACAGCCACTCCTTTGCCATCTCTGGCGTAACAAGAACTCGTCGCGTCGAAAAGCCATCGCAAACTGCCGTAGCCATTTCTCGTCTCCTTTGCTTTCGTGTCCATTCACCATCCACGGCCGCACGTCAACGCGACGCCGCCGTTACCCGCCACACCCGTTCCGGTCGTCCACTCGCTGACGGCCTGGTGCTCCCCGTCGTCTCGACTCTCCCGGCGCGTGCGAGCCCGTGCATCCGCCGCGCCACCTGTTGCTCGGTAAGCCCGCAGCGTGCGGCTAGCTCGTCCTTCGTGCCTGGCCCAGCGGCGAGGGCCTCGAGGATTCGCCGCTCGTGGTCGCCCAGGAACTCGCGTGCCGCGTCGCCAGCGATCTTCGACGTGACCGGATCGGTGCGGCGAAAGAGCGGGAGGTCGCACTGCGGGTCGAGGTAGACGCCCATCCGTTGAGCCCTTGTCGTCCGTGTATTTGCCCGGTTACGCCGGGCGGCGGTCGCATCACCCGGTGGAGGCCAGGCTGCGGCTGCACTGATACGACGCCTCTTGAGTGCGATGGCGGCAGATGCGGCTGATGAGGCCGCTGGCAACTGCGTGCCGGCGAAGGTCAGACCTCGTGTGTGGTGTGCTGTAGGAGCCGTTGATGCAACTGGTCGATGAGCGTGGCGATACTCGCCGCCGCCGCCTCGAGCTCGTCGATCGCGGCCTTGACGGCGTCGTCGTGGGAGTCACGCCACAGCGGCCCGCCCTCGTACGGAATCGGGATATTGCCCGCGCCCGTGTGGACCCACTGCTCGACACGGTTGCGGCCCGGCTTCTCACGCAGCTCACCGCCTTCGTGGACGGCGAACAACTGAAACGGGTACAGCGGCATGGCGTAGCGGGCGTAGAGATACACGCGGTGCAGCGTCTTCACGTCGCCACCTCGTGCTGGGCGGCCTCGTGGACGAACTCCTGGCCACGGTCCTCAGGCACGGATGACAAGATGTCGAGCTTGCCGTTGATGAGGTTCAGCAGCTCGTCGGCCTGCGCCGGCGTGTAGATGCCCGCCTTGAGCCGCGCCTCGACGATTTTCTGCATCCGCTCCAGCTGCCCTGCGGTGGCCGTCTGCACATAGTGCCGTGCCTTCTGCATGTCCGCGTCAGTTGCGGTCGTCGCCTGCGGCAATTGGCGTGCGAGCTCTCGGATACGGTCATCGCCCTGCTGCGTCGTCTGGATCTCTGCGACGTGCGTGGTGGCCGTGTTGAACTTGGGACGCACCGTCACCGGCTCAGGCGTCGTCGGGTAGTCCTGGGCCTCCTCGGCCGTCACGAGGCCCTTCAGCACGTCAGGGAACGCATCACGCAGTGCGAAGCCTCGGGCACGCAGTTGCAGCATCCTGCGGCTGTATTGGCTCCACGGACCTGACTTGCCCCACAGCCCGGCTTTCTTGGCGTCGGCCACGCTGAACCGAGCGACCGTCGGCTTCTCGTAGCCACGCCGCTTGGCCTCGCATGTTGCGACCATCGACTCGCCGTCGCCGTCGATCTTCTCGGTGACGTACTCGCACACCGGGCTGGCCATGGCGACCGCCAGGGCGGCATCGCCCCATATGGCCGGCCGCCCGTTGATGCAGGCAATGTTCTGGAGCGACTGCATGGGCGAGAGCCCGATCTCGCTGCCGTGCTGGATTGCCAGCAGGCACGACTCGGGCTTGCCCTTGAAGTCCTTCGGGGCGAAGTCCGACTTGGCCACCATCGTGGCAAACCGGAACGCATCGTCGAACGAGGCGAGGGCCAACCCCCTCGCGGGCGTCGTGTTGGTGGAGAGCTCCGTGGTCATCTGTCCGCGTCCTTTCGTAGTGGAAAAACGACGATTCGTGTCGTTTCTTCGATATGAAAAGCCCGCCTTGCGTCGTGCTAAGCGGGTGGTTCGTGCGTCCTTGCTGCTGCGGTTCCACCGCATCCTTCCGTTAAGCGATTCCACCGCTCATCGGTCCTGTGTGTTTCTGTTCACCTCATCCCCGCAGATGGGCGAGGAACTTAATGGGGGGGGGGGGGGGGGGGCAAGTGATGTGCCATTTTGTTCGGGAAATTCCATCAAAACGGGTAGATCGCGTCGCTGTGGACCACGCGCCGGTGGCCGTCGTCCGAGGCGATCACGTACAGGTCGTCGTTGGCCGCCTCCGTGATCCGGCCCATGCGGCTCACGCCGTCCTGGCCCTGGTACATGACCGCGTCGCCGACGGCGTGGACGGCGACCAGGCGGCCCGCGACGTAGTGGGCACCGGGGCGCGGTGCGGGGCTGATCGTCTGCTCGTGGAGGTGGCTGATTGCGGCAGCGGCCTCCGAGTCACCGGCATGCGTGTCGTTCATGGCGATTCCTTTCGTGTGGGTGGCGAAATGTACGACTGTCCATTAGCGCGTCAACGGGTCGTTCCAACAAAATGAGGGGACTAGAAACTCCGTACACACGACCAAACGTGCGCTGCGTTATTGCAACTACGGTCAACGAGCAATTCCGGCGGCGAAGATGCGAAGCAACACAACGACCAGCTCGATCCACAGCTCAGCGTTCATGGCAATGTCCTTTGCGTCCTGACTCGGTCGTGCGTCCTTGCACGGCCATACGGTAGCAATATCGCAACTACGGTCAAGAGCACTTGAGAAGATTTTTGCATCGTCGGCCCTCGCCTACTTTTTGCGGGGCTTTTTCGACGCCGTCCGCTTGCCGGCGTTCTTCTTCGCCCTGGTCGTAAGCGTCTCGGCGAGCTCGAGCACTGACCGGCGGCTGACCAGCCACGCCTTGCCGTTGGGCCGCCAACCATCCAGGCGTCCGCTAGACGTGCGGGCAGCGTCGCCCTCGACGTTGCCCAGCAGCTCCTTGCGGATGTACTGCTCCGAACAGCCGGCCAGTTCGGCTGCCTTCGCAACGGAGATCCAGTCGTCTTCTACGGCGGCCATGGCGATCATTGCGGGAATCGTAGCGATTCCGCAACTTGGGTCAAATCGGAGCCGGGCGGTCTGGCCCGCCCACCGGCATTGTCTCCGAAACTCGCACCGCTGTACACTACTCCGAGGCCGTCAAGGCCAGTTGTTATGAGCGGACGGGGTGGGATGTGTACGTTTGTACACTCCTGCTATGCTGCCACTTTCTGGAGGGAAACACCGATGCTACTGCGAGCCCTGTTGGTCGATCAAATTGCCGTCCTCAAGGATCTTTCCGACCGCACCGTCGAGCTCTACGGCCAGACGCTCGACCGCTTCCGTGACCATCTTGGCCACGAGCCAACGCTGGACGACCTCAGCGACCTCGTGGTGGCCCGGTTCCTCCGGGCCCGTGCCCAGCAGGGCAACCAGCGAAAGGGCTTGTTGAGCCCCGCCAGCGTGGCCAAGGATTCTGCTCATATCCGTACCGTCTGGAACTGGTGCGCGAGGAAGCGGATGAAGCGGGCGAACGGCGAGCTCCTCGAGTTCCCAGATTACGCCAGGCCCAAGGTGCCCCGCCCTCGCCCGGTCGCCTACACGGTCGAGGAACTGCAGACGCTCATCAACGCAGCCCGGCACCGGAAGGGCTACATCGTCGAGGGCGTCCCGGCGGCCTGGTACTGGCCGACCAAGATCATGGCCATGTACCAGACCGGCGAGCGGATCGGTGCCGTCATGGCCCTCCGCTGGCCCGAGGTGGATCTAGAGCGGTGCAGCCTCACGTTCCTGGCGGCCACACGCAAGGGCCACCGGGAGACGATTACGCGGGCGATCTCGCCGGAACTGGCCAGGATGCTGGGACTGATGAAGCGGCCTCCAGACAGCCTCGTATGGCCCTGGCTGGAGGGGCGGAAGATGATGTCGGCGTACGGGTCGCTCCGGGTGCTGTGCCGCACGGCCGGCGTGCCCTACCACCCGTTTCACTCGATTCGCAAGAGCACGGCGTCCTACATGAAACGGGCCGGCAAGTCGGCAAAGACGCAGCTCGGGCACAGCAGCGAGGAAATGGCCGAGACGCACTACTACGACGACCGGATCGTGGGGATAGAGTCCGCCCTGGACTACCTCCCGCCCCTCGACCTCGGCGGGCCGGGGAAGCCCCGGTGACGGGCCGAGCACCTGCGGAGCGGCCGGCAGCGCGGAAAGGGAGACACGCTGCCAGCACGCTCAACGCAGGGCCCGGCTCACTGCTCCTGCTCTTCGCGCCGCAGCACCTCGGCGATCACGGCGTAACACGCAATATCTCGCAAGGTGTCGGACAGTCCGTCAAACTCCACCTTTCCGCGGCGGAAGTACGCCTTGAGCCGGTGCATCTTGTCCATCATGCGAAGCACGCATCCGGCCCAGGCCGGCATGTTGACGATGTCGGCCGACAGCCGGATGTTCGACAACGCGTCTTCGTCCACCCCGTAGTCGAGCGTCTTGCGGAGGTGCAGCTGCTTGAGCTCGTCGAGCACGGCCAAGAACTCGGCCGACCCAGGCCGCAGCTGCTGGCCCTGAAACCCCGGCTCCCACTCGGCGTACGTCTCGCTGCCGCCATGCCCGTAGAACTTCCGCCCCTCGCAGCACGACTCGCCCTGCCACGCATCGGTCAGCACCTTCGCCGCACACTCCTGTGCGGGCTGGCAGCCGGCGAGCGGCGAGTAGCCAGCGAGTTTCGGATCATCGGCCGGCGTCGCGTCCATGCGGGCCTTCACTGCGGATCGCAGAACGTCGTTCGCTTGTTGCAGAGTCGTGGTGGTCATTCCCTCGCCTTTCGTAGATCGCGGTCGCAGAACAGTGGATACGCTCGCGTCACCTCGTTGCGGCCGTGGTCGATGATCGCCATCCCCTGGCACGGCCGCTCTGGTGACGCGACTCGCTCAGCGTATGGCGAGTGTCCAATCACGCTTCCGTTCGCAACGTATCGGGCACCACGCAGCCAGCCCCACGAGTGGTAGTGGCCGAAGATCGTCAAGTTTGCTTTCCTGCCCGCGTCCCATCTGGCGATCGCCTTGCTCGCCGGCAGGGCCAGCCCGTAGACGCCGCCAGCGAAGCGAATACTGTGGCCATGGGTCGTGCGAACAAGGAACCCGTCGAGATCGACGTAGCCCAGGTGCCCTTCGGCGATCTGCCACCGCACGTTCTTGTTGCGCTCCTCGCGGGCGAGCGTGAAATACATCAGCTGCTCCCAGCTGTGCTCGAGCTCGGTGGCGATTCGTGGCTTGCCCTCGTTGCTGCGGCCGTGGTTGCCAGCGTTCGTGCAAATCACAACTTCGTCGGCGTGCTGGGCCACGTTGTCGATGAGTCCACGAAGCCGCTCGGCGATCCACCGCGTGGCGTTCATGGGCGACAGTTGGGCCACCTCGACGCAGTCCGGGTGAATGTGCCCCGTGATGAAATCGCCGCCGAGCCAGATGAGCACGCGGCGAATGTCGGCCTGGTTGCGTTCGTGGGTGAGGCAGTCGAGGAACCGCTCCTCTAGCTCGGCGAGCCGCAGTTGACATACGTCAAGCGAGTAGTCGTTCTCGCCGTTCACGGTCTGCGGCTCGACCCGCTCCTCGCAGTGAACGTCCGAGAGCATGAGGATCGCCGTGGCGTCGTGACGCACCCGCTTGCGAGGCTTGCTGCCCCTGTGCGGGGATCTGCCTTTCACGCCCTGCAGCGAAGCCATTGCATCGGCGCGGCCTCGCTCACGGTCGATCTGTGCGAGTGCCGCCTTATAACGATTTCGGTATGAAGCCAACTCTGACCGCAGCCGTGCGAGCTCGGCGTCGGCCGCGAGTTGCTCGGCATCAGCAACCGCGTCCGCGATTTCGCTCACGACTTGGCGTTGCGCTTTAGCCATATGTCCACTCCTTGCTCGCCGATCGAGACGCCGTGACGCTTGAGAACGTGCGAAATAGCCCTGGCCGCCGGGCGTCGGTGCGGCCCAAACTTGCCGCCGTGCCACGCCTCGAGGATCGACTCGGCGAGCTCGGCCTGCTTGGCGTCCAGCCGCTCCCACCACGGGCGCACGCCTGGGTGCTGCGGAATGAGCGACAGCACCTCATCGACGACGCTACTGGCCCTCGCCATCCGTCACGACTCCTTTCGCCGATAGCCAAGAGTCCCGTATAGCAGCCGACGCAAATCTCGTGCGCCGTTCGTCACGCTCTCCTCCGAGAGATCGGGGTAGAGGCAATGCAGCGCCTCGTGGAGTTCGACTTCAAGCAGCCGCTGCGGCGGGAGTCTGTCGTGGATTAGCACCGTGCCGTTGTCGTTGGCCCAGCCGTCGGCTGAGCCACGCAGTCGCGTGTAGCACCACGTCCACACACGGCCGGCCAGCGTGACTCGGTGGCGTACGCCCACGGGCATCCCTTTCGCCCGTCATCGTGGCCGGCGTGTCAAGTCGCAGGCTTGGCCCGTGACCGCCGGCAGGCAAGACGCACCAACTGCTTAGCCCCAAGGTCCGTCCACGGCAGTTTCGTCCTGCCATCGGCCCACCGCAGCGCGTGCTCCGTCCGCATCACGCCGAGTATCTCGGTCATGCCGGCATCGCTTTCGCACCAGTCAGGGCCGAGGGCGTCCATCCGGGCCGCCATGCTGTTGCAAGAGCAGTTCGGCGTCGCCTCGATCCCCAGCCAATCCTTGAGCAACGCCTTCAGTTCGGTGCCGGGGCGGGGATGGCGTGCGCGATGAAATTTCCCTGCGTCGGTGGCGGCTAAGTTTCGTTCATAGTTCTGGAGTTTTTGCAAAGTGTCGGAAGACGCCGTGCAGTTCCTTCGGACCCGTTCATGCCGAGCCGACGCACCGCAACGACTGCACCTCAAGTCACTTCCGATTACGCAGTCAGCCATGTCTTGCTTCTCAGGAAGTTCCAGTAATCCTAAGTCGAATAGTGGGGTCGCCGGAGCCCGTCGGCTGCTCAACATAAAAACCATCGGAAGAAACGCTGGGGGCTGGCGCAAAACCAAGCGTGCTGGGCAGCGACAAAGGACTGCAAGGGCAGTCGCTCAATCTGAAAAGGTCAAAAAACCCATGGAAAGTACTCGTCTGCGGGAGCTGGCCAGAGCCGAATGGCACTTTTTCGCACACGAAGTCCTCCTCCTCCAAGGCAGGAGGCGGCGGCTCAGCCACCGCGACACGCTTGCTGGTTACATACGCGATCTGTCGGCCTATTTCGTAGTGCAGCTCAAATGTCCCGACCCCAAGGATTATGTACGGCTGCTCGCCGCAAAACTCGGGCTGTTCTTCGTAGAAGTAGATAAACTTCGCTATCAGACCAGGCCCTGGGGCGACTCTAGTGAGTTCAAATTCTCCGGCATACTTGGACAGCGGTGCGTAAGACCCGCCTCTTTGATACCAACTCCCTGGCACTGTATGCAAAGAGTTTGTCAGGACATCGCTGGCCTCAATGCTCAGGGTCACTGAGTTCGCGTTCCGTATCTTATCGCAGTCAATCACATCAGACGCTTCGGCTGCCGCTACCGTCGCCGATCCCGAGTAAGGGTGAACCGCAGTAAACTCAAGAGGGTCGCACGGGAACGGGGCGTCACTCGACAAAGCCTTGAGTAACAGTCCGCACCTAGTTTGAGTGTGCGGCCATAAAACGCGGTTCACGGTCACAGTCGGCGAATTGTTGTAGCCGTTGTATCTGACGGTAACGAGGAATCCGTCTAGGCAGGCGGAATACTCGCATGGGATGGTGGGGCTCTTCCTGATGAGATAGGCGCGACCGTTTAGTCTGTCAAGGTCGCATGGCGAAATACTGAATCCGTCGGCGGTTGTGCCGTACCCCGACCCCCCGCTCGTGACGTTCACCTGCACGACCTTGCCGAACGTAGCCGAGCCAACTTCGGCGTCGATCACAGGCACCGCCGTGCCGTCGATTATTCCAGGTCCGCCTGATATTGATACGGTAGCCTCTGCAACAAGCGGAGGCAGGGACGGGTCTTCACGGTAGTATCGCCCCCCGTTGGTAATCGAAACTGCGATGATTTTACCGTCGTCTGTACCGTAGAACTCTCCAGATTGCAGCACTGTCGCCGCAAGTGCCGCGCCATACGCAGTCCCGCTGGTCGTAGAGTACGCTGCCCCCTCCACGCCCACGAAGACCGACAGAACAGCGCCGTTCTCATCGACCTCGGCGACGTAAATTTCGGCAGGCGACTCCACCACGCCTGAGGTAGTGCCTGGTGTGATGATGTCGCCCACCGAGTAGCCCGAGCCGCCAGCCTGGACCGAGGCTTCGTAAATAGCCCACCTTGGTGGAAAGCCGAACCAAAATTCGTAGGTCAGAAACGACAGCACCACGCCGGAGCCGCCGGCTGAGTTGCTCGGGAACAGGTCAAAATCGGGCTCTCCTCGATAAAACTGCGGATCTATTTCTGTCATCTCAAGGATGGCATCAGACAGCGTTTCTCCATCGGCGGCCCGAACAATTACCTGCTCGCCGACGGTGTAGTTCGAGCCGCCAGATATCGCGGTAGAAGAGATCCCCCAAGTGGCGGCTTCGGGCGTACCCGTCGGATTCAGCGTGGGCGAGATTGAGGCTCCTTGCCCTTGTCCGTTTACTGGAATAAAAGTCCACGCACTCGGTGGCTCCACGTTCACGACAATGGTAGCCTGAGCAGCCTGCTCCTGTGTGTCTCCTGGGCCAGGTAGGAACTGGCACTGCTGCCCAAGCGTATAGCCACCGCCTCCATCCTCAATCACAACCCCGGTCACTGCGTAATACGGCCGCCCACATTCGTCCTGCTGCTGCTCCGTAATAACCGAAACCAGGGCCGGCGTAGTTGATGACGCCGAGAACAAAAGGCTTGGCTGCTGCTGCGCCCTCCCGAGGACGGCGTACCCGCTGCCCTGGCCTATAACTTCGACAAACACCACGGAGCCGTCGACGGTGTGAGCGGTCAGTGCCGCTCCAGTTCCGAAGCACGCCGATAGGTACGCACCTCGTGTGTAAGTCAGCACCAGCCCTTCAAACTCTACCGAGATAGCCTCCGGCAATTCTTCGCCAGACTCGCACGGGCAAGGGCCGCAGCACGAGTTGCAACTGCTGCCCAGCATGAATCCCATACTTCAGCACTCCGCGGCGATCAGGAACCACGCGGTGCCCTCGCGCGCGATGGCACAGTTGCGAACCGACTGCGCCGCAGTCGCGATAGATGCAAATAGGTTCGTGGCCGACACCGTGTTCGGCGTGCTGGTTTGGTACTTGAACGTCACGACCTTTGCAGAGTTCTTGCTCCACGCCCCCGTGAACGTGCAGACGCGAAACACCTTGCGCTGCGACTGCTGCACCGAGTCAAACGTCAGCGGCCGTGTCCGCACGTCCTGCTCGACGTGCCGCACCACGCGCGCGATCCGCGTTGCCGAGCCCAGGTCGAACTGCGTCAGGTCGGCCATGCGTCAACTGATGGGCACAGTGGGCGGATTGCCGAACAGCGACTGAAAGTCGGCGACCGGCAGCACGCGGCGGTTCAGAATCGCAGGAGCGCCGTTCGTCAGGCCACCGTTGCCATCGAGCCCCACGGGATTCGGAGACGGCACCCACTCGGCGTTCTGGAAATCAAACACCATCGCTCGGCGTTTCTGGTTGCCGCCGATAAAGTTCCAGCCCACGTCGGGCAGCTGGAGGTTGTGTCCACTCTGGCGGTATTGCAGATCCGCAGTCGCCTGCCAGTAGCGCACGACGCTTCCGCCAAACTCCTCCTCGGTCTGCGCGACACGAACGCCGGCAACTTTCCAGGTGTGCACCGGGCAGCCCAGATACACAGAGTCGTTCGTGAAGTTCTGCGCACCGATCCACGACGTTGGCAGCGACGCAAAGTTCTGCGTGACCTTGGCCGAGATCATGGACTCCTGCGTCACCAGCCCAGGAAAGTAGTCGAAGGCAGAGTTTGTCAGCGGCCGCAGCGTGCCGTTGCCGCTCCCGTCGTAGTAAGCGAGCGCAGGAATCTCGCCCGCGGCGGTGTCGAACTCCCACAGGCTGGCGCGGCTTGTAGGGGCTTGAAGGTCGCGACTGGTGATAACGCCATATTCAGCCACAACATGAACGTGGTACGGCGAGCCCTCGTGGCCCTCGGTGTACGTCACCTTACGGCAGCGGTAGCCGGCATAGGTCGGATGAACGGCTCCGAGGTCTGGAATCTGCGAGGCGTTGAACGGCACGCTCTCGGCCATCGGGCTGTCCAGCACGCCATCGGACAACACGATCACGAACTCGCGCGTCAGCTGCCGAGCCTTGTTGATCTCGTAGACGTTCTTGCGAAACAGTTCTTTGACGCTTACGACGCTCATGGGATTGCCGCCGGGATGCCGATGCGGTTGAGGTTGTTTGTCAGGCCAGTAGCCATCTGCTGCAGGATTCTGTTGGTCTGCCGAGCGGCGATGAGTCGTGGGTCTTGGGACTGGGCCGCCGCGTCGAGGATCATCTGCTGACCCTCGGCGGTTCGCGCGTCCGCCACCGCGATCTGCTGCGGGCCCAGCATCAGCGACGCTTGCTGTTGCCGGAAGATGCTGCGCATGCCGTCGGCACTGGCCGCCAGGGCCTCGTTCACGCCGCCGATTGAGCTAGTGACCGCATTGTTGAACTGCTGCACCTGGCGGCTGGCAGCGTTGGCAAACTGGTCGAACGTGCTGTTTTGCTGTTGCGACGCCCTTGAGAATGTCTGCTGCACCCGCTTGGTCGTGCCCTCGGCGATCCGCTCTTCTTCGCGCTGCAGACCACGCAGCTGACGCAGGCGGGTGGCACTGTCTCGGGCGTCCCGCAGGTTGCCCTTGTCGCGGGCCTCCTGGTTGCGGCGAGCCTCTTCGTCGATTCTGGCCTGGATGGCCGCGACGTTTTGGGCCGCCTGCTTCCTCCGCTCCTCGAGCTGTGCCGTGGCGTCGAGTTCGGCCTGGCGGCGGGCGTCGATGCCGGTGCGCAGGAAGTCATCGACACGCTTGGCGGCGGCGAGCTTTTCCTGCTCTTCTTGGCGAATGGCCGCGACGGTCAGTTCAAACGCTTGCCGCCGTGCAGCGATCTCTTGCTCGTACGCTTCACGGCTGAGAAATCCTTGTCGCACCTTGTCCTGCGTTTCGGCAATTCCGTCGCGCAACGTCTGGGCCGCCGCCAGCCCGGCCTCACCAAACGCGTCCGTTTTGCGGATAAGGTCTTCGATGCCTTTCGTCGTCACGTCGAAGGTCTTGGTGAAACCTTCCGCGAACCCCTGCGTCGCGGCCTGCTGTTGCTCTTGCAGGCTGGCTTGCAACTGATCGAGCTGAGCCAATCGTGCCGTGGCTTGGTCAGCCTGTTGCCGCTGGCTGGAGTCGCGGGCGGCGTTCAGTTCTTGCTGAACCCGCAGCTGCTCACGCTCAACGGCGGCCAGGTCGTCGGCGATCTTGTTCTGTGCCTGGTTCGCTTTTTCAAGGTTGGCGATTCGCGATTGGTCGGCTTTGACTTGCGCCTCGGCCGCCGCACGCGCCTCTTCGCGAAAACCCTTTTCCTTTTGCAGTTCGGCGTTCAGGTTCTTCATGAACCCTTCCATGATCTGCAACACGGTGGCGTTCGTTTCGCCGCTCTTGATCATCTGTTGATACGTCTCGAGCGTGCCCTGCGATTGCTGCAGGAACTCGGAGCCGCCGTCCGTGGCGGTTTTCAGGAATTGGTCAAGGTCTTTTTGCGTCCGGGCGAGGTTGGTCTGAACCTGCACCTCGGGCTTGCGGGACTCCTGAATCTGCCGCTGCAGCCCTTGCAGGAATTGGCTGGCAGCGCCGCGTCCTGCCTGCTGCGGGCCGCCCTCGCCGCCGGTGAACACGTCCACGACGGCGTTGGCAGCGTTGGACGCTGCGGCCTCGAGCTCGCGGGCGTTCCTGTCGTATGCCTCTTGGGACTGGGCCTGCAGCTCGCGGCCAAACTCAGCCACGTCGTCGCTTACCCAACTGCCAATGCCCTCGAGGAACTTTCCAAGGGCCATCGCCAGGGCGTTGCCAGCAATTTCAAAGATGTTGAACAACGCGCGAAACGTTTCGCTGATTCCGATGAGCGTATCGGCCGTAGCCAAAAACCCAGTGCTGACGTTTTCAATGGTTGGCAAGAACGAGCCAAAGTCCGCCACGAACTTGTCGAACACGCTGGCAAAGTATTCGGCACCTCGCAGCAGCACGTCCGTAATTGCGTTGGCGATTCCCGTGCCGCCCTGGCCCTGGGTGCCGCTCCACTCCTCGACAAACCGCAGGAACTCTTCCGTGACGGCCGTGACAGCCGGCGCGAGGTTGCCGATCACTTGGCCAATGATGCCTTGGATCGTGGCTCGCACGGTGTCAAAGGCGTCGTTCATCGCCGCCACGTTGTTGACTTGCGTTTCGCTGACGATGACGCCAAGCCGCTCGGCACGGGCCTGCAGCTCTTCGATGCTGGCGGCACCTTCGCGGAACAGCGGGGCCAGAGCGGCACCCTGTTTGCCGAACACGGCCACCGACGCCGCGGCGCGATCGGCGGCAGTCGGCAACTGCGAAATGGCCTGGCCGATCACAGAGAACTGCTGCTCGGGTGCGAGGGCCCGCAGTTGCGTCACGCTGAGGTTGATGGCCCGCAGCGACTTGTCGAGCTCGCCGCCCGGCGTGGCTTTGCCGATGTTCACGGCGAGCTTTTGGACGGCAGTGCCAAATTGGGCGGTATCCACGCCGGCCAGCTTGGCCGCGAAGGCGTACTTCTGGAGCTGCTCCACCCCGATGCCGGTACGGGCCGACAAGTCGTTGAGCGTGTCGATGGACGAATTGACGTTCGACACCAGGCCGGAAACCTGATTCGCAATAGACGAGAACGCGCTGCCGATGGCCTGCGCGCCGTCGATTAGCAGGCGGCCGATCTCAATGCGAGACAGCAGCGTGGTCGTCTTGGTCAGGCCGTCGAGCTGCTGAGACGTTTTGGTAGCCTGCTGCCCGAACCTCGCCATCGACTGTTGATTCTGCTCGACGATCTTTTGCAGCAGCCCAAGCGCACGCTCGCCTTCCGACAGACCTTTGGTCATGCCGGCGGCCGAAGCCGTCATCTGCATCCCGACGCCGATGACCGTCGCCATACATCACCCGCCTAGTGCCGCCTTGAGCATCTGAATCTGTGCCAACATCTGATCGCCGTGCTGCGGTGCCTTCTCAATCGGCACGAAATCTTCCGCCCGTGGTGCCTTGCCCTTCTCGCAGTGCGGTGCCAACAAGGCGCTGACCGTCAGCCCGGTCTGCCGCCACGCATCGGGCAGCGCCTCGTAATACCGCGTGTATGCCATCCACTCCGTGAGTTCTTGCGAATCCATCCGCTCCGACAGTTCCTTCACCGTCATCTTCAGGTGACCAGCGAGGGCGAACATGAAGCGCCGCGTGGGCGACGCTCCTAGCCTTTTCCCAGCTGCTCCACATCGGCCTCGCTCATGTTGTTGTGCCGCAGTGCCTCGTCGAACAGGCGGCCCATCACCGCGCCCGACTTGCTGGCGAGCTTCTCGACCTGGTCGCGGGTGAACAGCAGCCCGCCCTTTTCGTCGCACAGGACACGCGCGAGGTACTCGGTGCGGAAGTTGTCCACGCCCGAATCTTTCTTGCCGAGCCACATCCGCTCGTATGAGTCACGCTCGCCGACGCTCATCACGCGGATGAACACGTCGCCGCCCCACTCCTTGACCGTGACTTGCTTGAGGCCGAGGTCATCCGCCGCGAGGATCTGATCTGCCGTTAGCGCCATGCTTACTACTCCTGGACGATGCGAAAAATGGCCTTGGTCCGCCACGCATCGTTCACTGTCGCACCGATGTCAACCGACAAGAGC